ATATAAATAGTTAAGCGCCGCCGGAAGTGTCATCTGTCCCGCATCCAGGGCAAATGCCTGTGAAGCGAGTCCATTCAAAATCTGCTTCGTCAAATCCTCCAATGTAATAATCCCACCCTCATTCGTGGTGGGATCGATGAACATCAATTCTTTCCCTGCGGGAATCTGTGTTACTTTTGTGAGGCCGTTTGCGTCCTGGCCGTCTTGTGGTAATGCCATAGCTTAATCTCCTTTCTTCATACCGCATCTACATTCAGATTGACAGCTTTCCCTCCGATCACAAGGAGTTTGCCGCCTACTATGAGCGCTGCAGTCTTGTATGTGGTAAATCGTCCGATCACCACACCGCCAAACATGTAATCTTCATTCTTTACTTTGATACTGTAGCCGTAACCCAGGAAGCTCTCACCGCTTTCAGTCTTTTTACGCCAGGAAAACCATGCTGCTGGATAATTCTTTGTGACCTCGCTTCCATTCTGGTACACAACTGCAGTCACAGTTGTTGTGCCGTCTTCGTTGTCATGATAGCGGACATTGTACAGAAGCGAATTTCCCACCAGACCGTGGAGGTCTGTAGCTGTCTCGGACAGATTCATCTTCAAACCATCCACGCTTGTCTCAATGTTGGCTACTTTCTGGTTTGTCGTAACAATGGCAGCTTTTGCCTTGTCTGCGGTGTTCTGGGCGGCTTTGATATCATCAGGCAACCCTTCCGCATCTGCCAGGAGCATGACGGTCTGGGTATCCAGGTTCTGGGCTCCTGACGCATCATATAAGGTACAACGGATCATGTTCACGTCAGCTCCGGAGGGAGCGTATATCTTCATGATCTCAGCAGATGAAGAACCATACTTCAAAACATAGGTCTTTCCATTGTCTTTTGATTCCTCAATCTGAAAAATTCCGGAATAGCTGCTGATGATCCCATTGTCATTCTTAAATGCTGAGAAAGTCACACTTTCCGGAATCAGAGTCTTTCCGTCCTTTTGTTTCCGGATCACCTGGCTGCTGACACGAAGGTCATAACTGAGACCAATCTTTCCGTCCTTTGCCTTGCTGATGGAAAATCTCTTGGTGATCCAGGAGCCCATTGACTTTACAACAAGCGTTTTACCGCCTACAACAAGCCCTTTTCCACCGACCAGAAGAACTTTCCCTTCCAGTCCGTAAAGCCCCGAAATATCCACGTAGCCGTTGTCAGAAGTCATTGCTGTGACCTGATACGTTCTGGTTTTCGGGTTCCAGGTACCGCTTACACCTTCAGAAACGTTCACCGTAATCTGGTCAATATGATCGGAAACATCCGTATCACCCAGATACACGGAAAAAGTGGTATGACAGCTGCTGTAATCCCCACCGGAACCATCCGTATAGGTATGGACCACATGCGCATCATTGTCCAGGGAAGCCCCGATTGCATCCAGGGTGGAAATCCCGGACAAAGTGTCCAGGGCTTTCTTCGCCGCGTCAGAAGCTGCATTTGCCGTGTTGCTGGCGGCATTTGCGGTACTGGCGGCATTAGATGCAGTCGTAGAAGCACTGACAATGCTGGTATTCATCTGGCTGTATAACTGGTTCAGGCTCTGGTTCTGATCGTCAAACCAGATCCGGCTGCTCTTGATACTCTGGGAGCTGCCATTGATAGCCGACACCACCGAAGGGATATCCAGCTTAGTGCCGGCAATAGCTGCGTTATCCGCCACCATCTTATTCACGATCAGACCATCTGCAATAGCTCCTTCTTTCACACCTGTGGCATCCAGCAGAATCCCTTTTCCGGTCTTATCGAACAGGGAAAAGGTAAAATCACCGTTTGCATCCCTGCCAGCCTGCATCCGGACAGTTCCGTCTGCGTCCCTCCACTGCTGGGTTGCCCCCTGGATCTTAATCCCGCCATCGTCAGATGTAATCATAAATTTATTGGTGGAAATAGTGCCGCTTAAAAGATCCCCGACCGTGACCGTCTGCATAACTGCAGTTCTGATCAGTGCAGAGTCAATCACAGCATTCTGGGAAGTAAGGTGGATGTTCTGCAAATCCCCCACACCTGCACCACCTGCAAGCAGGGTTTTGATATTGGCATAACTGGAATCCAGGATACTGATCTTTGCATTGGCGGCAGTAAAATTTGTAGCAGTCAGATCCCTGAAGCTTCCAAACTCTGCATCCAGGTTCTGTACCGTTGCATTGACCGCATTCAGATTCTGGATTGTTGCAAATTTCAAATTGGCAGTATCCACATCCAGCTTATTGATCATTGCGTGGTCGATCATCACCAGCTGTGCATAATACCGCTCCATTTCTTTTGTGGTAGGACCTTTCCAGTTTGCATTTGTTTCATCTTCTGACAAACCCACAGCCTCCACAGAATCCGTAAAACCGCCATCATACTCCCTTTCCAGTTTCATCAGCGGAACCTTGTAGGAGCCCCCTTTTCTGTCTTTCACGGTGAGGACGTCCCATGGATCCAGCCGTGGGTCTCCCATCATCCGTAGGGAGCCTGGCATATAGGAAAAACCTTTCAGGGAATCCATCACTTTGTCCAGGGTATCCTGTGTCATAAACGGATTGGAAAAGATCACTGCCCTTGGCCCGTCTCCGGATGAAACAGAAACATCTTTCCCCTCTTCGTCCTGGCCAGTGTAGCAGGTAAGCTTTTCCACCTGGAACAGGTAATCGTTATGTTCAAAAGAATCCCAGTATCTGCCGGTGCTGACCGTATACCCGCTGTCCACGTAGCTGTGCAGTTCAATCTGTCCGTTTCTGTTACATACCGCAAAACAGCCATGAATCTGTGCTGCGTAAGAAAGAACCTCCCTGCAGCTGTAACCTTTCGGAACCTCCATGGAAATGCCAGAAAGACCATCTGTTACAACCATCACCCCTGTGATTTCCTGGATTCTTTTCAGAACAGCCACCGTATCCGTACTGTCTCCGTCCATAGAGAATGTACGCTCTGTTTTCATCATCCGGTCATAGGCTGTAAACTCAATCTGTTCTTCATTTCTGGATGGTTTTCCAGGCGTGAAATATCCCATGGGGATGTATTCCACCAGACCATTCACTTCCATTCCGATCTGGACCAGGAGCTCATGCCCCTCAATGGCTTTTCCCGGATCCGGAATTGTGATGGTAACGTACTGGCTCACTGTGGAGCCAAGGGAAAAATCATCCTCCCCTTCTGCTCCGCCAGTAAACTTGATACTTTTGGCATTTGTTATGGATACATCATCATAAGTGATGAGTGCTTTAAAAGTTCGGGAATCCTGTAGTACCAGGTTTCCAAAAGCTTCTGAAGACTGATACACAGGACCACCTCCTACTCAGTCATGATCTCAAGTGTTTCCAGGTCAGCCACTGTCAGGGCATCATAACGTGGATCATCACATTTCTCAATCTCTTCCTCAGAAACAGTATGGATACCAACCTCTGTCTCAATCGCCAGAAGCTCATCCAGGTCTTTTGCAAAGCCCTCTTTGTCCTCGATGGAATACTGCCCGTTTTCAACCAGGAATTTTCCATCTTCACCTTTTGCTGCGTATTTTTCAAGCAGTTCCTGGCGCTCTGCGTCATAGGCGTTAGCCGCATCACTGACTGCTGCCAGGTTCTTCTTGATCGCATAGCCAAGCTTTACAGGCAGCCGCTTCTCCCTTAAGGAAGCACAGCCATTGACAAAATTTAATATGTTTTTATTTTTCAGTTTCATCTGCGGTACCTCCTGTTACACGCTCGTCCTCAGCTGCATAGACAATCTGGTTAAATGCTTCAATATCTTTTCTGCATTCTGCCCTGTTTGCCTCGTACAAGTCACGGTCCTGGACAGTAATGCTAGTACTCGCATTCCCGGCTTCCGGGATCTGCGCAGACATGTACACAACAGGTCTGTCATTGATCATGCTGTTGAAATTCATAGATACTGATTTTGTTCCTTTTAACATTTTGTTTTCCTCCTATTTTTGAATCAGGTCCACAGCCACACCTTGGTACGTCTTCACACCTTTATGGTAGGTATATACAGGGTAGGCTGGAGCGCCTGCATAAAATCTTTTTGTTACTTTGGCATTTGTCCCGGGATCCAGGAAAGTCACATTAAAAAAAGCAGGGGAAACGGCTTTATCAATCACCACTGCCTGCTCTCTTGTCAGCGGCGGCCAGCTGCATTTCAAAGTATATTTAATCGCAATCAGGTCTCCCACCATTTCGCCATTGGCTGCACGTCCGGTATTTTTTGACCATATTTTTTCTTTGGTCACGGTAAGACCATTCAGCTTAAGACCTGGCATTGGCACTCCATCAATTTCAATATCTGAAGATGTTTTTGTAGTAGTTGTTCCACTACTTACAAAGTCACTCAACCGACCACCTCCTAACTAAATACCGGTTTCCCAGTAGATTTCTGGTACTGCTGTCCCTTTTTTCGGACAATTTTAAACAGCTTGTCTGCATCACCTTCCAGGTAAATATGGATCTCTGCCTCTCTGGCTTTGGACTGCGATCTGCTCTCCAGCGCTTTGACCACAGCATCATATACACCGGCACGAATGCCTTCGATAATCTGGTTATTGTTGGAAACGGCATTTTTGCTTCCCATTCGGCCGACCAGCTCAGGACCGCTCTCGCGCGCCATGAACATTTCACCGCTCTCTGGAAAACCGCCTTTGGCATACCAACTCAATCCAAAGCTTGGTGTAGAGAAGCTCACAGGGCCTACGTTGTGTTTATTCCAGGATACGGAAACATGCGGTAGCGGAATATGTACGGAACCAAATCCACTGGCAAAATTCTGAATTGCATTTTTTCCGGTATTGAACAAATCTGGGATTGCATTGCTGATCTTATTTGGAAGATCCTGGAACCAGTCCCCTATGCTGTCCCATTTTTCACTCAATCCATCTTTTAAACCAGATAAAACATTTCCGCCAGTCTCAACCAGCCAGTCCTTGGCATCTGACAGCTTGTCCTTCACCCTTCCTGGAATTTTTCCAATCCAGGTTAAGACAGAACCGATATTATCCTTCAGACCTTTCAGGAGTCCTGAAATAATAAAGCCACCCTGTTCAGCCATGACTGTCGATGGACTGTGGATTCCGAATGCATTTTTGAAACCATCGATAAATGGATCAAAGATATGCTGCTTGATCCAGGTACCGATTCCCTTCACACCATCAACAATACCTTTAAAAATACCCTCGACTACATTTCCACCGCACTCTTCAATCTTCTTCTGGAAATACTGCTTTGCCTCCTGCACTTTTTCGCTGATTACGCCTCCCAAGAAAGCCGCAAGACCTCCAAAAGCCGCACCGATCAGTTCAAAAGTACGGTCTGCGATTCCATTCCAGTCAATTGCCGCAAGACCTTCCCAGACTTTTTCTCCCAGCTGGTACCAGTCAATCCCTTCAAGAGCAGTTATTCCAAAATCCAGCAGACCTTTCAAGCCATCGGAGAATGTATCTCCAATGCCAGCAAAGTCAACCGTCTGGATCGCGCTGTTTACAAATTCAGACAATGCATTACCGGTTCCGATCCAGTCAAAATTCTCTATTGCAGTATGAATAAAACCTATAACTGTATTAATCCCGCTTCCAAGCGAATGCCCTACCAGTCCCCAGTCTGTTGTCTGGATAAATCCGTTCAGTCCATCCGTAATACCTTTTGCAATATTAAAGACCGTCTCATTGATCAGATTCCAGTCAAGACCGCCAAGAGCCCCATTGATACCGTTTCCTACGGCATTTCCCAGGCTTCCCCAGTTGAAATTCTCAGCAAAGGTATTAGCAGTTCCGAATACCGTGTTGATTCCCTGGGATAGCGTATTCCCAACTAAATTCCAGTCCGTAGCCTCTATGAAACCATTCAGGAATGTAGCTGTGCTCTTTGCAATCCGGTTGCAGGTATTCTGAATAGAATCCCATGGAATGTTCTGCAAGGCTGAATTCAGCTTGTGTCCAACAATTCTGCCAATTCCGGTAAAATCAGCATTTCTCCAGGCTTCCTTGATCTGCGCTGCAAGTGCTTTCATTTCGTTTGAAACATTCAGTGTCTCAAACATGTCCTTTCCAGTAAGACCACCAGTACCGGCACTGTCAGAAGAACTGGAACCGGACCTATCATCCAGTTTATTGATCTGGTCGAACCCAAGAAGTGTGCGCTGCAGCTTTTTATTTGCATCATTTGCCTTGTTGGCACTCTTTGTGTTCTTGTCAAGACTTGCAGCATAATTCTGGTTCAGCTGTTTGGCTTTGATAAAGGTACCGGCGCCGGTCAAAGCACTGGTAAGCTGTCCAATTGCATTTACCACAGAAATGATTTTCTGAATTACTGCATTCAGGATTGGTGCCACAATATTCAGTACCGGTGCAAATGCTGCTGCAAAAGCATTTTTCAGCTGAGTCAAAGAAGACATCAGCATGGAAAGGCTGTTATTGGTATCCCCGCTGTATTGAGACAGATTTTTGAATCCATCCACCAGTGCACTCCGTAGCTTGTTCACCAAGGCAAACAGACTTCGGATTCCCAAGGAATACTTCAGCAGATTTTTCAGTCCGCCGCCAAAGGAACTGCCATTGTCTTTTACTCCACCGGTGAACCGGTTTAGAATAGGAATTCCGCTTGTGAATTTCTGAATCAGTGCACCGAATAAACCAGATGTACGTCTGATCACACCGCCTACTTTTGAAAATGCAGAGGTGACTCCGCCAAGGATTCTTACCAGTCCACCCCAGCCTTTCGAAACCGCTGATGCACCGAGACCTGCTACTTTACCAATGCCTTTTAGCATTTCTTTTGGAAATGAATATCCTCTTTTATATCCGCTTCCTTTTTGAAGTTCGACTATTTCAGACTCTTTTGCATCTACTGCTTTACTATATCTCTTTACTGCTGCCTCTGCATTTTCAATGTCATATGCTAAAGATTTCCAAGATTTGCTTTCTGTCTTTACGCCCAAGGCTTCCATCTTTTCGCGTTTACTATAATATTTATTAAGCACTTCATTAGCTTCTTCAAGACTACGCTTTAACTCATATAAGCTCTCAGTTGCATCTTTAAATTCCTGAGTTGGTACTTTTATTCCAGATTTCACCTGAAAGTCTTTTACCATTCCCTTTAAAGAAACAGAGGACATTGTTTTTCTGATTTTCTGCAGCATCCCCTGGATCTGCGATGTACTTTTCGCAGTGTCCTGTTTGGCACTGTCCAGTGCTTTTTTCAATGGGCTCTTATCCGCTGTCACGGTAACCTTTAAGGTTGCAAGATTCTTATCGTCTGCCATTCATTTCACCTCCTCAGGGCATAAAAACTGGCAGTCGGGTTATAAGCCTAACTGCCTTCGTCTGTTTACTTCTGCAATATATGCTTTTCTTCGTTCCCTATAGTCTTCCATCTGCTGTTTCAGCTGGTTCTCTTCCCAGGACTTTTTCTCAATCTCAAAAAAGCTTGGATAGTAATCCCAGGGATGGGGCATTGCCTCTTTATCACCAGCAACAGGTGCCAGGATATTAAGTGCAATCACTTCTGCTATAATGAAATCGTCCTGAATTTTCAGCTTACGTTCCTGCTCTTTCCGTCTGCCGTAGCTTTCCAGCATGTCTATGATCTCATTTACAGAAGAATTCCAAAACAGGTCAATGGAAATACCTGCATCAAGGGCATATGGGTACAACTCGCTCAGAAACTCTGAGGTTGTCTTTATTGGTTCTCCAGCTCCTCCATGATGCTCTGAGCCTGTTTCTCCGGGAAAAAACCCGAAACCACCAGGGTAGGGATTACCACCTTTTTAAACAGATCAACCTGGTTTCCACCTTCCTCTGTCCAGGAATCGTAAATCTTCTGGATATCCGGGTAATCAATCCCATGCTCCCAGGGCTCCATAGCCGCCTGAATAATAGTCAGCATGACCGACAGGGAGGGCATGTCTTCCACCAGGTTCATAATATTCTGGCGATACTTGTTCTCCAGCTTACCAATTGTAGAAGCTTTCAGTTTCAGTCTGTAATCCCTGCCTTTTACTGTCCAGTACCAGAAGGGCTTGCGCTTCTTTTTCTCTTCATCCAGGTTTACAACCTTTTCCTCTTTCATCTCGTCCTTTTCGGACACATCATTTAATCCGCCTAAACTCTCCATGTGCTACCTCCTTATGCCGGATCCACGTATACAATATCAGACTGCACGATCATAGTCAGTTCGAACTCGATCACACCGTTGACGCCTCCACCAGTACGTTTTACGGAGACCTGTGCGTCATACTGGATTTTGGTGCCATCTATATCTGACTCTTCAAAACTTAATACTTCTTTGTCCTCTGCCGCCTGACGCATAACACGATACGGGCTGTCCGCCTTAGTGTTATCGTACTTGTACTTATACACCATATCTGGTAAGTCACCAATTCCAAGCTCATACATCTTATGAGGGTCTGTAAGAGTTGTATTTTCTACTTTTTCCGGCTCTGAGCCGAGCTCCGGAATCTCTTTCAATCCCGGAAGATCTTTATACGCGGAGCTTGTTTCAGATTTCTTTTTATATCCTAACTTTGCACCATTTGCTAACATGCTTCGATCTCCTTTCTTAATTCAGCCAGTATACCTGGTCTGAATCCATATCAATAATTCCTTCGTACCTCATCTGCTTATGCTTCATGCCGGATGGATCCGGAACATCTGCACAGCCGATACGCTTTAACCCGAGAGCGGACACAGCCTTATCTACAGCAACCGCAGTTGGTGAGGTATTTTTAAGATCCCAGATATCAATGCGGTACCGTACCTTGGATTTATCTTCTCTCATTCCTTCCGCACTTCCACTGCCTTCAAAGACGCTGTTGTCTTCTTCGGTAAACTGAATGGTTGGTTCATTCCCTGCCCACTCTTTCGGGTATGTATCAGACACATGCTCTGAAACAGTGAACAGTGCCGCGAATACTTCATCTTTTACATTTTTCATTTAATGCTCTCCTTTATAGCAGCTGAAAAATCAGCTTTCATTCCTTCCAGAATCTGATCCTGACTGTCTTTTAACGCCGGATACATGAACGGATAGGCGGGCTGTCCAGTGCACAGATAAAAGCGTCCGTCTGGAGTATCCATGTAAAACCAGTGGTATTTCTCAGCCACACGCCTATCCACCTGGCTTTCATGGATCCACCAGGGATTCTGCGTATAGGCTGGTGTAATCTCTGGTGAAATTCCTGCATGGTTCTCCTGGCCTTTCGGTCCGGTACCAAATTCCAGATAGGTCGCATAAGGTTTATTTGTCCAACAGACGCCAGTTGCCGTATCACCGTTATCCTCCACCTCTGCATAAATGCTCTGCCTGAGTTCCCCTGTATCCACATGTACATTCATAACGGCTGCGCTTCGTACAGTTTGGATAGCATTTCCAACTGCCTTATTCAGATCTACATCTGCCAGCTGATCCAGCTTTATTTCCAGTTCATCCAGACCTTCCGCGCTCATGTCCGTTCCACCTCCAGCGTCAGAAAACGGTATGGTTTAATTGCAACAATCCTGTAATCCGGCTCAGTATTCTCACCAACGAACAGGCAGATTCCATCCAGTTCCATCAGATCAGTACCATTATCCAGAATGTAATGCAACCGTCCATTTTCATCCGGCTTGATGGCATATCCTCCATCAATTTTCACATTACGGATGTAACCAAGTCGCTGTCCATACTGCTGCGCCTGGACTTTCCCGGAAGCAGACCAGGATTCCCCGGAAAAAGAACTGGCAGCACCGTACTCTTCGTAAGTGCTGCCTTCATTATCTTTCTGTACAGTACGTTTGCGGTGGTAATAGGTTTTCAGTCTACTTTGCTTTAGTCTCATAGGTTCTGCCTCCCACTCTGGCTAGCCGGAAACGGTTCAGTACATCATAAATCTGCCTGGGAGCATTGTCGAAAGAATAGGACTCACCACCTTCACTTCTGCCTGTCTCGCCCTCTGTTCCCAGACGGTTCAAGGCAATCACAGCAAGATCGCGCACAGCTTTTTCAAGCCCGGTAACAAGCCTGGTCCGGTTGGTATACCCCAGAACAAACGCTTCCGCCTCGTCAATCAATACTCCAATCAGTTTCTCATCATTGTTGCCGGTAAGGATTTTCAAACGCTCTATGGCTTTTACTTTCTCTTCATCCGTCAATCCAATCACCCTTTCAGGACACCAAGCAGTTCTTCTTTGCTCAGACTGGAATAGCCGGAAAGACCTTTTTCTTTGGCAACAGCCCGGAGCTCTGCCAGGCCCATGCTGTCAAGGTCTCCAGGAGCTTTTGCCTCCGGGGATTCCTTTTTGGAATCCCCGGAAGTCTCTACCAGCTTATAGCCATCTTTGAGCAGCTGCTCGCACTTGGAAGCATCCACTTCACGTTCTACATTTTCTCTGATCACTCTCATGCTTTTGCCTCCTTGATATTCACATAAACGGAATCCAGTTTGTTTTCCAGGATCCAGATATCATGGAATCTACGGTAATCCAGCTGCCAGGCATTTAATTTCTGGTTTACTAACGGATCAAAGATTCTCATGACATCCTGTTTTGTAATCGCAATCGGTGTGGTTACTGGGCAGATAAAGAAGTTGATATTCTTTGCAGTGGCTCCCTTTTCATAACCGCCCTGTTTCTGTCCTTCTGATTTTCCATCATTGATTTTGATAGAAGTATACATACGGTTAGAGGATGTTGGAATAATCGGCACACGATCCACAGAAGGAACCTGTGTGTCAATACCGCCTTTAGAAAAGGTTGTCGCGGTAATCTTTCCGGCAAGTTCCAATTCCAGCTCCATGATAAAATCAGTAGTTGCCTGGCATACAAGAGGTCCGGTATAGTTATCCTGTACCGCCTTGATACCTTCTTTAAAAGCTCTAAGCGCAGAAGTTCCAGTGGCTCCCGGAGTATAGCCGTAATCCACCATTCCTGCCTTTTCAGCTGTGATTGCCTCTGTAGCTACTTTAGAGATACGGTAAGCGTCGATCTCCGGCACTACGTGCATTCTCTGGAACTCACCCATAACAGCAGACGCTGTTGGAATGAAGTTCGCCTCGTTAATATCCATTGGATCAAGATTGAACAGACGTCCACGATCCTGAGTCATTGTTTTAGTCTGATATTTCAGAGTAACAGAGCCCTGTGTATATCCATTGTCCCTGTCATAATCTCCCATTCCCTGAAGGGCCATTGTCGGGATTTTTACTTCATCACCACCATTATAGATCACACGTCCTGCATTGGCGTCCATCCAACCGGTGGTTGCTTCCTGTACTGCTACCTTATCCAGCATAGTCATAAATAAGGTTGCAGCTGCTAATGTGTTAATTGCCATACTTTATTCACTCTCCTTTAATTTCTACCCATCATAATGTTATACACCTGTTCTTCCAGGGCTTTCTGTGCGTCACCGCCAGATGCTTTTTTCGGAGGCTTGCCGCCTTTCAGCTTTTCCTCCACTGCAGTTTCTACAGCCCTCTGGAACACTTCCTTGACTTTCTCCATGGATTTCTTGCAGGTATCAGCGTCTGAATAATTCAGCACCTCTGCAAGCTCTTGGGGAAGCCCGTCACTGGCAAGGGTGTTCTTGGCTTCTGCCATCAGTTCCTTGCGTGTGATTGCTGCCTCTCTGTCGGTAAGTTCCTTTTCTCTTTTCTGCTGCATGTACTGCGCTTTTTCTTCCTTGGTCATCTTTGCCAGCTTCTCGGCTTCGGAAAGCTTATCATCCGCCAGTGCCTGCCACTTCTCCTGGGCTTTTGTCACTGCCGTATTGACCGCCTTCTGGACACGTCTGTCAAACTCCGCCTGGTTGCCGCCTGTTTTCAGGAAGTCATCAAAAGATGGAGGGGTATCTCCACCAGCTCCACCTTCACCGCCTGCGCCCTCGCCAGATCCACCGCCATTGCCGCCATCAGCCCCAGCGCCGTCTCCTCCTTCTGCAAAAAGCTGCAGGTTCATTGGTACTTTACAAAATGCTTTTACAATTCTATTTCTCATGTCTATCCTTTCCGCCCAGCCTATTCCCTTTCAGGGCCCGGGCCATTCGTTTCAGATTTTCTAGTTTACCCTCGTTTCGGAGCATAAAAATAAGACGCGTCACCCTGCGTCCCAGAGGGAGATAATTGGATCACCTATTCCTTTCTCTGTGCGGTCTTAGCTGGTTCCTTCACGATTTCAGCCATACCTTCCTTCACCAGGTGATCTGCTCTGGCCTCGTCCACATCCAGGACGGTACCAGATTCGATTACCTTGTGCAGACGTATGTCGCTGTAACGCTTGATTGCTTTTACTTTCATGGTTCTCACCTCCTCTTGCACCGGCGCAAATTTAATCATTATGCGTGACTTTAAGTCCCCATTGTGGAAGAAAGTTAATTTCATAATGGTACTTGTCCACATCCGATCCGGAAATATCTTCGACTACATACATAGTATAATCATTCAGATATACATAATCTTTCTGATACTTTCCTTCTGCAGTCTCAATAATTACTTCCAGTTCACTTGAAGAGTTATTTTTTAGCGCAAATGTTCCTGTCAGTTCTAACAGAATTGTATCTGTTCTGGCATTCAAAACAGTAAGTTTTCTAGTTACATTGAAGTTATCTGCCTCCTGTGAAATGTTCGCACTCACCTGGTCAGCTTCTGTACAACCAGTAGCTGCAAAACACACTAGGATTACCAGTGCCATTAATAATGCAATTCTTTTGGTTACTCTTCTTTTCATTTTCTTCATCCTCACTTTCTTAAAAATAAGCACAAAAATAACACGTCTTACGGCGTGCTATCATTATTTTTATAACTGTATTGATATTTTCAAGTAATAAAATACCACCGGTCATTTTCTAACTGGTGGTATTAGTCCATGTTTAATCGTGTTCCACAATTATTGCAACGAAAACATTTTGTTGTTTTATAATCGCCTATAGGAACCATTACTCCTTTTTTGCAATGACTACAGACTACTTCTTCGCCATTTCTCATTTTTATTATTCTTTGAAACAATTCCTCAGCCTTGTTCATGTCACTACCTCCATTTATAATCCGGATAATCTTCCTTAACTGATTTAATTATATCACGCAGCTCTTCACCAGTCAATTTATCAACACCTTTTCGATGCTTTGTTTCCTGCGCTCTACACACACATTCAGACCACTGATTACCACCAATATCGTATTTATGATGTGTAATTTCATGTACCAGTGTCTCGGCTGTTTTCTGTACTGTAACTGTTCTGGTCGCATAGATATAAATATCATTCCCATCTTGCAATCCCAAAACATTTTCAGGTGCATCTACTTTATAGCACATATTTATGTTTAATTCCGGATGCTCAGAAATGTATGAAACAGTTTCTTTTCCAACTTCTGTTTTGTTAAGATTGTTCATAAGCCTTCTGACCGTAATGGTGTCTTTCTGACCATTGTTTAATTCAGTAAAATGTTCTGAAAACTTTGACTGTCGAGATTCTCTCTCCTGTCCATATTGTCTCTGATCAGCTGATGCATTCTTACCTGCTTTCTCCTGCGCCTCAGCTTTGGCATTCCCTTTCACATATTTTTCATACCACTGGTCATATGTCATATTCGCTGGTACTTTCTCTATACGGCCTGTAGCCGGGTTATAGGCGCTTCTTTTCATCCGGGCGAGAGTTTTTTCATCAATAATACTAATGGTTGTAGAACGGCACCAGGGATGCATGGGCGGATAGTTCTTTCCCGCTTGCCTCTCTGACAGTAAAAAGACTTTTCCATCCAGACTCCGACAGATCTCACTGGTACGTAAGTCCAGGGTTGCGAGATACCGGTATTTCTCTACGCTGCACTCCTCATAAGCCCTGGCGGTAAGCTCACCAGCTACAAAGCAGCTCTCTGTCCTCACCAACCGTCTTGCCTGGATAGCTCCCGCCCCAAACTTGTATTCAATAATCTGTGCTGTTTCCCGATCAGTACGGCCTGTGAGAAGACTGACCAGCATTTCTTCTTTCAATGTCTGCGCCAGATTTTCTGTGTTCTTCCAGATACGCTTTGAGTAATGCTTTCCAGACCAGTTCATCCGTAGCACCTGATCAACCTGTTTCTGGCTGATATGGGAAAAGCTGAAGCCAAGACCGGTACGCTTCTGGACATTGTAAATAGACTGGTAATAAGCCCTTTCTCCCAAATCACGGAGGAAACTGGTGTCAAACTGCCGCTCCTGGTGATAGACATTTTCCATCAGCCCGTCTACCTGCTGTATAACATCCTGTAGTCTTTCAAGCCTTGCGCGGTATGCCGGAGATTCCAGTTCCTGGACAAGCTCCTGCTTGGTCTTTTCAGAATAATCTTTATTCTTCAGTGTCTGCAACAGTTCATCTAAAGAAGTCTTATCCTGTAAGGTATCCAATAACCGGCGGGCTTCTGCCTCTGACAATTTGTGCTTTGTCATATACTTTTCAAATATGTCTTTCGCAGCATAAGTCAGATTCATAGAAGCACTTCTATACACTTTTGCAATCAGATCAGCTGTGGCTTCCGCGTCATCCAGGTTCTTGTATAAGTCCCAAACAGCACGTCTTTCCCAGTAATTGCTCATTCGGCATCATCCTTTTGAGATTTATCTGATTCCTTCTGATCCGGATTACCATCTTGTGGTGGTGTGTTCTCCTGCATGCCAAAGACCTCCTGCTGCCGTTTCAGGTTCTCTTCTGTCTCTTCGTCCAGAGCTTTCAGTTCCTCGTCCACATCATCCACGAACGGTACCTGGGACAGTAGTGTTTTTCTGCTTACTTTTCCCCACAGGTTTGCCACAATCTGGGAGATCTCCAACAGATTCTTCGGCAGTGCCCTGGTAAAAGTCATTGTGATTCCGGCCGGATCCACACTCTTACCATGGAGCGCCAGATAATTGCAAAAAATCCGAATGCGCTTTCTTAAACCTTTTCTGTAATATCTGGTCTTTATCTTGGTGATGTTCTCCATTCCCAGGAGCTTAAACTCCATAGCCACACCAGACACATTTCCACCAAAGGATTCATCCGACATACAGGGAATATGGGAAAACTTGTGGATATCCTGTTCAATAGCCTTCTTCAGAATCTCAACACCAGATTCATCAAACGTCCTGGTCAAGTACTCTGCCTTCGCTGTGTCCGGCATTTCCAGTACCTTGTACTTTTTCAGCCTTTCTTTTGCCTTTTTGATGTTCTGATCTTCCTCTTCTGTACCAGGCTCATCCTCATCTGAGAGCAGCGTACCATAAATGGCAAGGATGGCATCAATAAACTGCTCCTTGTCTGTGATACGGTCGCTCATCAGCGCGTTGTAAGCGTCGATCAGAGGAATCTGAAGCTCAAAGTCACCGATTGCCAGCTTATTGTTTAGATACTCAATAATCGGGATTTCTCCCAGATAATGGGGAACTGGCAGTTCTGTTGTCAGCTGTGGTACTTCATTGTTCTGGATGTCCAGCTCATACTTGTAATTCGGCGTCAGCACGGTTGCTATGTAATGCTCCGGTCCCGTCCCCGAATCATCTTTCCGGACATAATAATAGACAGCAAAGAGCTCGTTTTCCTCTATGCTGTCATCTTTTACCATGAACGTATTTTCCGGGGACAGGTTCTTGGTCAGTAGATTATTCTCATTTTCTTTCACATACACATATTCGTAAGCCAGGCCATAGATGGAAAGATCCAGACCATTATCACCGTCAGTCTCATCCGCCCCTGCTGTCTCCAATGAATCTGTCAAATCCTTTATATCAGCATCTGACTTATAAGTAACCGGATTTCCGATAAAATAACTGCTGGCTGTGTCTGAAATGTCCTTTGCATGGTTGCATACCAGCCTGTTTTCCCGCTTAGCATCTTCCAGGATCTTATGTTTGCCCTGGTAATAAGCCATGTTCTTTTTCAGATCTCCAACCAGGCTGATGTGCTTACTGATCAGCTGACGGATGATCCTTTTATCCGGTGCCCGTTCATCAAATTTTTCTCTTGGAATTGTAAATATATACATCGTTCTCACCTACTTATTTCTCGAAGTCTCGCTACCTTGCTGCCAAGCACTGTGCTCACAAAGTAACGTACAGCGTCACAGCTGTGATCGTGCTGCTTAACAGGCTTGTCCTCCCCACGTTCCAAGGCTTTTTCATCCCAGATGTAGGAAGCAAATTCTTTTATGGTTTCTGTACAGGAGCTGGCAAATTTCAATAGTTCCAAATTCAGCAGCATTCCTACCAGCCGGATTCCGTCCAGCACATCATTATTGGCTTTCAGAACCTTGTACCCGCGCTTGCGGAGCTCTGCAATGAAGGAAGCTGCAGATGGATCCACGATGATTGCTTTTATCTTCGTACCATCCAGCCATTTTTTTAAATCATCTGCATATTCAGAATCTGTTTTCTGTCTGCCCTTGTCTCGACCAGAATAGTAATATTCCCGGATGCAGTACCAGACTCCATCCCTGCCTTTGTTCCAAAGCAGGAAGACGGTTGCATTCTGGGTACCATAGTCACAGGAAACATATCGGTTGCCGTTGATCAGAAGCTGAAAGAAATCCTTGATATCGCGGACATGCCTGGCTTCATCAAACATATCATAAATAACGCCCTCGGCTGCTGCCCATAATCCCAGGATGTAACGCTTGAAGAATACGCCAATGTACATGCTGCGGTACCTGACTTTTACCTCTTCATCCAACGATAGATTGTCATCCATGGTGAAATGCAGATACAGAAGCTCTTTTAGTCCGGGATCTTTACCTTCTGCTTTTGCCTTCTGTCGGATCTTTCTGACCTGTTCTTTTCCCAGGTAGCCCGTGGCTTTATCGATCCAGTTGACCTTGAACCAGTGATACGGCCCGTCCGGGTTACAGTTAAACCAGAACTTGGAGCCTTTCACAGAGCAACGTCCTGTTGCCTGGTTGACAAAGGATTCCGGCATCAGTGCAACCTCATCAAAGAACACACCAGCCAGTGTAATACCCTGAATAAGATCCTGAGAACGTTCATCTTTACCGCCAAAGATGTAGAAATAATTTTCAATACCATTCTTCCGCACAACTACCAAGTTGTCTGCTCTGTGATCCGTGATAGAGTAACCTCTTGATCGGAGCATGAGCTTCAGCCAGAACAAAACATTTCGCCGGAAGGAGCCGATTGTCTTTCCGCACATGGCAAAGTTCTGACCTGCAAAGCTGCTCATTGCCCACATAACAAAAGACAGCGACATGCTGACAGTCTTTCCTGATCGGATAGCTCCGTCTGCTATGATTCCATCTTTGTCATGGACTGGGGATTCTTTGCACCACCAGGTCAGTACCTGTTTCTGCTTCTTTGAGAATGGAGAGAAGTGAAATGTCTGGCCGTTCTGTCTGGTTGTCCGGTTCTGCTTCATCTGCTGCAGGTGCTTCTTAAGGCTGCTTAGTTTCTCATACATCCTCATCACCCCAGACATTTTCGGCAGAAGCATTCAAGGCTTCCAGGAAGCCGTCATCTGTATCATCCTCGTTCTGTCCATCCTGTTTCAGAAGCTCCAGCTCGAACTTCATAGTTTCAAGCTCCAGATGTGCATCATCATAACCAAATTTATGCAGGGCTTCAATTGCCCTCTGGCGTCTGGCCTGGACTCTGGTCAACGCATCCTCGATGGACTGGATCTGACCAAGGATTCCTTCGTATTCCCTCAGGAGTGTTGGCTTGCCTTTCTCCATTCCAGATTTGTACTTTGTAACAGACATTCCGGGAGGTGCTTTTTCAAGCTCATCCTCCCCTTGGTCATCTTCCGGATCCGAAGTCTGCTCCAGGAGCTTCAGGGATTCAATCCGCTTTAACATACGCCGTTCCCGGACAGTCAGCAGCTGAATCTCCTGCAGAAGCAGCTGCTCTTTATCTGGCTGTACTGTCTGGATCAGCTTCTGTTCATCTGGTTCTAAGCAATCAAAAAAGAGAGTCTCAAACTCTCCTGTCTTAACTGCATTCTTATTCTCCGGCGGACCGGTTGCATTTTGATTGCCTGGCTGACCGCCCTTTTTCCTTTTTGCAACGTTGCGTTTTTCTTTTGCAACGTTGCAATCCCATTTATATCTATTTTTCCAACTTCGAACAGTACCTTCCGGCAGATTCAGCTGACTTGCAATCTCAACTAATTTCATGCCTTTCAGACACATAGCCTTCGCCTGTTCAATTCTTGGATCCGGCGCTCTGGCCATGTCTCATCACCTCTATTCGTCGTTTTTTGAGTATAGAAAAGCAGCCCCAAAGGACTGCTCCTATCATATTTGCTATTTATTTGTTTTTTCTTGTATTATTTCTTCATCAGTTCTTCTATGTAATAAATTATAATACGAATTTTTTGTCAAGTTTCTAATTACTTCTTCTTTTAACTCATCTGACTCACAAAATTCACGTAATAACTCATCGCATTCTAGTAAGCTTCCATTTACAAGCTGTAAACTAATTCCATTTGCGACCAAATCTCCTATAAAATCTTGAAATAATTTAGTTCCCTCTGGAGTTGTCATATCAATTTTATCGTCTTTTACATTTTGTAAATAATTTCTATAACAATTTACTAATGCCACTACATTGTCTTTTCGTGTTCTCTCATCTTGAAACGTACATGTTATATATCTTGACATTCTTCTTGCAATTTCGCGCGCTTTAATTCGTCTTTGCTGTAATACTAATTGATCGAATTCCGGTCCTTGATTATTAAAAATTTTCTTTCCTAATCCATTAACCATTACTTCCATTTGCTGCATCATTGTGTTTAAACGCTCGATAGCATCATGAACCTGTATAGTATTAGCATCTTCTCTTAATGACTTTAAATAGGCTTTAAACATATCAGACCATTGTTTTCCAAGAAAGTTTTTTATTTCTCCCGATTTTTTAAACTCAGTTATTGAAATATTGCCAACAGCCTTTATATCACGTATAAATCTAAAAACATTAATATCTTTTGTTGCTCTAAACTTTATTTTACAATTTTGAGATTCAATTGCATTCACATTTTCTTCATATATTCCATATTCAGCATATACAGACGCATCTATAAAAGCAAAAATCGGAATTGCCTCATCAATTGCTGTTTTAAATTCTTTCCTTGTTATAGAAAGATATTCTTCAAAATCATCCTTATTCTCTCCAGACGCAGGACTACCATAATTACCACCTATGATCAAAATTACCATATCAGCACTTTTCATCGTTTCATAGCAAGATTCGTCCAAATGTTTCCCTGGGGTATATCCTATATCTCCATCTTCAAACATAATAGGTTCAAAATCATGCGCTTTAATATAATTTGATAAATCATCTCTCATATATTTTAAATCATAAAAAGTGGAACTAACAAATATACGTGGCTTCATATGCTTATCTCTCCTCTGAACCTTTTTCAACATAATACACCATCCTTTTTCTTTTTTCAATAAAAAGACACCTAACCATTAATAGTCAGATGTCTTTCCAAGAATAAAATTGTGAGGAGCTAAATCGGAACACCAGGACTCGAACCTGCGGCTCGGCTTAACGGCTCATGCTCCCTCCCGATCGGGGAGGTGTTCCGGCAGTGCAGTGAGCTCCCTCACACATGACTGCCCCAGGCTCATACAACACGGAATCGAACCGCGTACCAATGTGTCAGACTGCACTATGATATCATTTCGGCTGCTGTGGCGCCGGCAATCCCTTGGCTGATATCTGCCAAATCAACTGCCAGGCTGTGACACCTGGCAATCGCTTGTCAGAAACTTTTCACCACACTAAAAGGATTAAGCCACCGGCTCCGCTGAGCCTTCGGCTTCATTGTTATTGTACAATGATATATCCGATATAAACGATATTTTTTACTTAATCCCACACTTTTTCAAATACGGATCCCGAATATACAATCTTGGATAGTCTGGGCTCTGGGAATATCCGGTCTTGGCAGCTATCTTCTCCCAGGTCATCCCATCCCGGTAAAACATCTTGAACACACATCTGGTCTGACCGTCTGGGATATCATCAATCCATTTCTCAATAACTGCCACCTGCTTTTTCTTCTTAGCCAAAGTCTTTTTCCGCCGGTTATACTTTTCACAGTCAAAACCAACTACTGTCTCTGGCTTCTTGGATCCGGATTTTCCATTGAGGATCACGCTGTTCCCCATGCCCTTGTCCGTCATCCACAGCTCATTCAACTCATATTCAAGGACTGGAAGCTCCCTTTTCAGTTTCTTGTAACTGTCCAGAAGCTTTCTGGTTATCTTGACTTCTTCCACCTCTGTCACCTCCCACAAGCAGTTCGTATCTATGTACCCGCGCCAGAATTGCCGGTTCTGATCTGGCATCCTCCAGGAGCTTCTTGGCCTTGTCCGGGTTCATGCTTAATTCCCTGGCAACCTGCAGCACTCTCTTCTCATCAATCATCTGGTACCTCCATTTCTGGCCACAGCATCGGTACGTTCAAATTGCGAAAATATCCTCTGCATACCTGCCGTATCGCGCAGTTAAATACGCAATCGTGGATGTCATTGTTTTTACAGTACATCCTAATCGTGTTCGCCGCCTCAACAGCTTCCCGATCCGTTACCTTTTCCTGCTTGGTATCAATTATCTCTATCATCCTTTTCACCTCTATCCTTGTTTACGGCACTTAATGCCCAGGCAATCACGCCAAAATCTCCGATCAGTACGCCTACTCTGCCGGTACTGTGTTTACAGGTTATGTATTTTGGTAAATCCATGTTTAGCTCCTTTCTCTCAATCCTGGTAAATACTCTGGAAAATCAAATATACTCATCTGTATTTCCGGAGGATTTTCCCATTCAACACCTATATAATCCAGCACACGTCCCAAACCATACTTTTCTCCTGTGTCCGGATCTGTACAGCAACGGTACATCCAGAACTCCCATTCCTTTAGGTTCTTCTCACGGAGTTTATCAAACCTGTGGGGACGCTGTTCCAGGTGAATTCCAAACCCACACATGGAGCATCCGGTCCGCTGTGCTCCTGTCGTTCGAAGAATTACAATCGGATCAGTGACGATTTTACCATAGATCTCCGGAACAATAGATTCCAGGGGGACATACTCCTTAAAGCTGCCGTCTGGATTCCGGCCATAAGGCTGTGCGTGAAATCTTACTTCAAAGAAATCCAGATGATCGTGATACCATCTATCCATTGCAAGTGCCAGTCTTAAAATATCCGATCTCATGAATATTGCAAACGGCGCGGATCTGATCACTGTCTTGCCATAATAATTACAGCCATGATCTATCAAAGCCTCTTCCCTTTGTCCTCCTTCACTTGCCATCATTCCCAGGTACGGAACACTGTTATGGTTTTTCGCCCAGTCATCGCAGGGCTTCTCTTTCAGCCAGTAACAGCACTCATTTGATACCGGGATGTCCGGATCTGGCTTGCCATAATGGACACCTTCGTTCTCATTCTCATAGCCACCGAATAGCTCCAGCCATTTCTTCGGTAGCTGCATCCGGCTATTCTTGGCAAAATGCCCCTGCTCTCCGCATTCACCTGTTATAATGGCATGACGGACAGTTTTATTATTTTCTGTAGGGTGTTGCAGAGTATTGATTCTGCCAGCTATCTTTTTGCTGATAACCGGAAATCCGACTTCATTAAGCACTTGTACCTTGCTCTTGTATGACCGTACAATCTCAACTCCGAGAGCTCTGTGCACCTTCTGGATGCTCTTATCCTCCACCCCAGAAATAGATATTGCATGAGGTTCGATCCCGATACTGCACAACCAGATATACAGGGTTATACTATCCAATCCTCCCACGCTTACATGTACATTCATGTCTCTGCTAAGGATTTCCTCATAGAACTGCCAGGCTTTGATTGCCTGTCTTTTAAGCTTAACCTCATAAGGCAGCCTTTGACGTGCCGTAAATATAGCTCTCTGCTCTTTCTTCTTTTGTTTCCACTCTTCCGTGGATAATTCATTTCCCATCTTTTCAAGAAGCCCGGTATACCCTTGCCCCGGCCGGAGGCTGGCTCCTTTCTTGCTTGACTATCTTTTTTTCTTTGCCAGACATTTCAGCTGCCACACTACATCCAGCAGTGCAACTTCTACTTGCATCGTCTGGCATTGTTCTCTAATCTGGTGACAACGTTCTGCAACTCTCTCCCAGGCTCCATCATCTTCCGGAAGAATACCGTTGTACTCTTCATACAGTTCCTGTACTTCTGGATATTCTTCCCAGAGAGCTTTTCGTTCCTGGGGTGTCAGCCAGATCATGGCAGCCTGTCGATCCGGACATAAATCCCAGGGACTTCCGCCCAGAACTTTTCCACGATTTCCGAAGCCACCAGTGCATCATCATCCCAGAAACCAACTTTCGTCATGCAGTCCTTTAATAGTTTCTGCAGATTGTCCGTATCCGGTTTGGAAAGTCTGTAGGTACCATCCAAATGTTTTCCCCTGGGGAAGCACCACTTTGTGATCAGCCTGACCCCACAGTGATATGGTTCATCTGGTATATGCTGTCCCAGGTATGCTACCAGTTTCTGTCTGGCTGCCTTTAATTCCGGTGGCTCATAGAACACTGGCTTTCCTCCGGCAACCCTGACCTGTTTTTCCTGATGGGTTACAGTCGGCGGAACCATCGCCATGAAAAACTCAAATTCCAAAATCATCAACTCCTTTTTTCAGGTGATCAAGGTATGGTGCCCACCTGAGTGCGGGGTGGGTGGTCGTCGTGCGTGAGCTTATCGCACGACTACCTACCCCCCGCTAGGTGGGGTGCGCACATACATATATACGTAGTATATAGTTGCGCCCCCCCCATTTTTGCGCACTGCTCACAACCATAAAAATAATGGTTCTGCGCACCGTGAACATCATCATAAAAAATATGGTTCTGTGCACTACTCTGTATCATGGTTGCGAGCACTCCTGCGCACCCTTTCTCCTGATGTATGTTTTTCCATCTTCACCAAAATATTTTTCAAATTTATTCCGCAATTCCTTCTTCTGACGCTTGCCTTCTCCCAACCAGGAAAGTAACTCTTTTGCACTTGTTTCAAGTGCTTCTGCCAGCTCTGAAGCAGAGATTTCACGGCCATCAAATTCAATATTCTGGAATGCAATCTCAAACTCATTTAACTTACGCTCACGGTTCTTTTGAGCGTTTTCTTTTCGTCTCTGGGACGCCTTTTCCCATGCCGGTTTATCATCTTCCAACTGCAGGTCTTTCAGGCTTCCTACCTGGTCAATCCTGTGTACCGGATAATCGAACCACATATTGACCGGATCAAACTTCGGGAACTCTCTTAAGGTTCCCTCAATTCTCCATGCAGTACGCGCCTGTACTTCCGCTTTCGCAGCCGTTATCTGCTTATCCAGGGCTATTTTCTGCCATTTATCCAGGTGTGCCTCACAGTAACCCAACATCTGCGTACTGCTCAGCAGATCGTCCTGTGAGAGGTCATCCTGCCACTTATAATGTGCATCCAGATATGCTTTACAAGTTCCACAGACAGCCTTATTTTCTTCCTGTTTCATCAGTGCCTCTGTCGGCTCCAGCTCGATCAGATCCAGAAGTGCATCCGGATCACGGGCAAATACACCGGATCCAGAAGCGCGATCCATAGATTTCTTACCACCCTGGTTTCCTTTGCTGTGGTGATGGCAGTAGATCACGGCACAGCCAAGCTCTGTACACACTTTATCGAACTGGTTACAGAAGTTCGCCATCTGATCGGCACTGTTCTCATCACCAGTAATGACCTTATAAATCGGGTCTATAATGATCGCTACATAATTCTTCTTTGCTGCCCTTCTGATCAGCTTTGGTGCAAGCTTATCCATAGGTACAGACTTTCCTCGAAGGTTCCATATATCAATGTTCTGCAGGTTGTCTGGGACATAGCCAAGGGACTCATATACATCTTTAAAACGGTGAAGACAGCTTGCCCGGTCAAGCTCCAGGTTCACGTACATCACACGTCCCTGCGCACAATGCCACTGCAGCCACTTCTTGCCCTCTGCTATAGCGATACACAATTCTATCTGCAGGAAAGACTTACCAGCCTTAGATGGTCCAGAGATCAGCATCTTATGCCCTTTACGAAGCACCCCGTCAATGAGACAGGG